CTTTCGTCGTGGCCATGGTCTTGAACGCGACGAACCCGTCGCGGGCGGCGGTGCGCAGTGAGGCGCCGAGACCCTGTAGGGCAGTCAGTGCGCGCCCGGGAAGTCCGGCCAGCCACAGCGCAAGTTCGACGAATTTTGCTATCGCCCAGTCTTTTGCCTCGCCGAACCATCCGGCGATCAGCCCTGGCAGCTCGGCGAACCAATTGATGGCGGCGCGGATTCCGGCGATTGTCGTGGATATGACGGCCTGTATCGCGGCCCATACCGCCTGCACGATCGTGCGGAACGTTTCACTGTGCTGATAGGCGAGGACGATCACGGCGATAAGCCCGATGATCGCGCCAATGATCAACACGACGGGGTTTGCGGCCATGACGGCGTTGAAAATTGCCTGCGCGACGGTCCATACGCCCAGGGCCGTAGCGACGCCGAGGACGACACCGGCGAGCGGGCCGATCACGGCGATGTTCTTCGTTAGGAAGCCGCCGAACTTCTCCAGGATCGGCACGATCGTGTTGCCGAGCAGCTCGACGAACCCTTGCGTAAGGCCTCGCTTGAGCTGCTCGATGCGCGCCCCGGCAGTCTCGTGCAAGGCCTTGCCGAGGCGGTCTGTCGACCCTGCGGCCTTATCCATGCCGGACGATGCGGCCGCGGTTGCCGGGTCCATCGCGAACAGGGCGTCACCCATGACGGTGCCCGGGTCGCCGAACAGGGCCGTAGCCGCGTTCAACTTGACCTGTTCGTCTTTGGTGCCGCGCAGTGCGTCGAGGGTCATCTGTAGGGCGCTCTCGGCGTCCTTGCCACCCTTGCCGATCTTCTTCGACATGTTGTCGGCGTTCAGTCCGATGGAGGCGAACGCCTCCTGTACGCCCGCGCTGCTCGACAGAGCGAGCTCGCCGAACTGGCCGATGGCGTCGGCGGCCTGGTCGCCGTCGCGCGCACCTGCCTTGATGGCCTGGTCGATCAGGCCGAGGGCGGTCTGTCCGTCGAGGCCTACGCGCCGAAACTGCGTGCTGTATTCGTTGAACGTGTCGAGCAAGTCGTCGGCCTTGTTGGCGCTCGTGCCGAAACCCGCTGCCAGGATGTCGAACGCCTCGGTGGCGCTCGATGCGAGGCCGGTGCGCAGCATCTGCGACACGGCGTTAGTGACCCCGCCGAGGTCCTGGTCGAACGTGGACGCCAGGTCGGCGACCTTGGTCGAGATGCTTTGGATCTGCGCATTGGTGGCGTCCGGCGGGACCAGGCCGGCGGCCATAGTCGCCTTGATGGCGTCCGCGGCGGTCTGAAAGTCGGCGGTGATCGCACCTGCGTACAGGTCCCCCGCAATCTCGCCGTACCGCTTCGCTTCGGCCGGGGTGGCGCCGAGCTGCGCGCCCAACTTCGCGGAGATCTGCTCCTGCTCGATGGCTTGGCCAATGCCTTCCATCAGGGCCGCGCCGATGCCTGCGCCGATGGTCGCTGCGGCGAAACCGCGCAGCTTGGCGCCCATGCCCTTGGCGGCCTGGTCGGCGCCGTCCTCGGCGCCCTCGGCGAGGCCGTCGCCGAGGGCCTGGCCGGATTCCTTACCGATGCCGTCGGCCGTGGTCACGGCGTGGTCACCGGCGGTTCTCAGGCGCCCCTCGAACCGTCTCAGTCCGGCGGCGCCCTGGCTGTCGTCGACACTGATCGTTGCGGCGAGCTCGCCCACTTGAAGCGCCATGCGCGGCCACCTCCTCTACTGTGGCCGCGCGTGCGCGCGGTATCAGCCGCCGCGCGCGGGGCGCGGTGACTCGGGCGGGGGGTTGTTGAGCCGAGACAGGCGGGAGTCAGCCGAGAGCAGGCCATAGATGCGCACCCGTAGCCATCGCCACGACCGGGCGGCGAGCAGGCCCGGGGCGCCGACGTCGACGCCGTAAATCTCGTGCAAGTCGGCCTCGACGAGCGGCCACTCGTCGAGGATCTGCGACCAACTCACGTGCGGCGCGCGCCGCCCTTGCCCTGCCCGCGGGGACGTGCCGGGCGGGTACTCGTACCACTCGTAGAGCCCCGAGACTGGGTCGAGCTCGCCGCACCCGACTGGCTGCGGCGCTGCTGCCTGTTCGGGGCCAGACGATTTGGGTCGCCGCCCGAGTTCCAGAACCGTTCGGCCTGTTCCTTGTTCTGGACGATCCACACCATGGCGGTGATCGCAGCGTGTTTCATGGCGGGCCACGTGACGCCGTCGGCGACCATTTCGGCGTGCGCGGTGCCGAGGACGTCGCGGTACAGGTCGCGTTCGGCCGCGTCGGCGAGAACGGTCTCGTCTACGCGGCCGCCGTCCGCGGCGATGGCGGCGGCCTGCATGATGGCCTGCGTGCGCAGACCGACGGCGGCCGACGGGGCGGGGATGCGGTAGATCTTCCCGCCGAGCGGGAGGCGCAGCTCATCATCGAGCAGCTCGCCCAGTGCCTCAAATGCCATGAGTGGACCTCTCCTTACGTGGCGGGGTTGGTGATCTCGGTGGGCGCACCGTTGCCGGTAAGCGTGACCTTGATGGATTCCAGCTCTTCGGAGTCGCCGCCGTCGGGCTCCCACGTGACTAGGGCGATGCCCTCCCAGTTGTCGCCGACGCGGCCGTCGCGGTCGTACCAACGCACGTGCACATACGACGGGGCGCCGAACGCACGCGAGGCGGTCCGCAGCTTCTCCTGAGCGGCGTTGAAAGCCTTGGTGGTGGGGTGCGCCCGGCGCAGGAATGTCGCCTCGGCCGACCATGCGAGCTTGGTGCGGGTGACCTGTCCCCATCCGTCCGACCCGTAGTCGGTCGAGTCCTGGTCGGTCGATTCGACCTTCGGGGCGAACTCGGACATGCCCGGGACGACGGCCCACGACGGGGTCGAGGTCGCAGACAGGTCGATTTCCAGCCGGTAGCGGCGGGCGAGCAGGGTTGCGGACTCAGCGGCGATGTCAGCCACGGCGTCAGCTCCTCTCAGTCAAGGTTGTTATGCGCACGGTTGGCGCGGATCTGGTAGTTGCTGGTCCGCTCGAACCGGCCGGTGGCGTCGGCGCCGAGCGAGGCGGCCGAGGCGCGGTAGATGAGCGCGACGGGGTGGCCGTTCAGGGCGAGCGGCCCGGCGGCGTGCAGCACCGCGAACACGTCGTCGTCGAGGGCGGCGACCTCGCGCGGGTCCTGGCCGGCGCGGGTGCGTACCTGCACGAAAACGGTGGTGTCGGTGACGGCGGCCGACTCGGTGCCCGCGTAGGCAGTCAGGCAGATCACGCGATCGGGGGCGTCCGGCATCACCGTGTCGGTGATGGCGGTCTCTCCCGCGGCGTAGATACCATCGGGCCGGTACGTGCCGGCGCCGTTCGCGGCGAGCAGTGCGGCGAGGCCGTCGACGACGTCGACAAGGAAACTCACCGGAGCGCCCTCCGCACCTGTGCGGCGATGATCGCGGTTGCCGTGTCGCCCTCGTCGAGCAGCGCGCGTTCGAGGTACTTGGCGGTGCGCCCGTTGTCGTGCCGGTAGGTCAACTCCTCGTGCTGCCGTACCGCGTACGGGGTGTCATAGGACACGGCGGCGGTGAGGGCGGCCTCGTCGACGGTGGCGACGCCGGAGCGTTCGAGGGTGGCCTCTTCGATCGGCACCCGTCGGCGTGACTCGGTGAGGATGTGCTCCGCGGCTAGGCGCACGCCGAGGGCGGCCCCCTGACGCATGGCGGCGAGCGCCACGTCGCCGGTCCATCGGATAGATCCGGACTGCGTCACTCGCAATACACCTCCGTCGACTGCGGCACCGGTAGGCCCGGCGCGGTGTGCTGCGCGGTGCTGATGGCGGTGGTGGTGCGCCCGCCCGGCAGGGTGACGCGTGAGCCGGTCGGGCAGTCGAGGCCGGGGGCGGCGATGATCTGTGCGGTGGAAACGACCTCGGCGCCCGTCGCGTCGCGTGTCCGTCGGATGGCAGCGGCCACCATGGCGGGCACGCCTGCGACGGGGGGCCCGTAGCGGGGCCCGTACGCCGATACGCCGAGGTACGGCTCGACGGTGATCCGGTGAGGCAGCAACCATCGGGGGACGGCGGTCAACAGATCACCCCCGGCAGTAGTCCGGCGCGCCGTAGGGTGCGGTCGGCGCGTGGGGCGAGGTCGACGTCGCCCACTCCGCGCGGTGCGTCCCGGCGTCCGGAGAGGGATACCGGGCCGATGCTGACGGAGTCCCAGCGCCCGGCTGCGCCGGTGCCGTCGTCGCTGGTCGCCTGCTGGTACTCGACCTGCGCGCACGTCGCCTCACTGAGTGCGGCGACGATGGCGGGGTCGGTGGGCATGCCCGCGCTGTCCGTGCTGTAGACGGCGGTCCGTAGCGCGTCGTCGACGTCCTGCGAGGCGCGGGTGAGCAGCCGTTCGGCATCGGCCGGCGCGGGCTGGCCGGTGTAGGCGGCGAGCTCCGCGGCAGTCGCGTACACCATGCCCGCCCCCCTTACGTGGTCTCTTCGATGAGCCCGGCGGTGACCGAGGCGGCCGCGGACCAATCGCAGTAGACGTATCCGTCGGTCTGGAGTGCCTCGGGGCCCTCGGGGATGTACGCGGTACCGGATGCGGCGACGGACACCACACGGTCGGGCACGGTCAGGCCGTTGACGCGGCTGTTACTGCG